AACATAATCAGTAATAAAATAATATTGATTTGCATTATCATGTGTAATTCCTAAATCCCCACCCAAAGTAGATGAAAAAGAACTAACAGCCTCAGCATATACTGGTTTCATACCATCTACTTCTAATCTTGCCCTTATAATATTATCTGCTGTCTTATCTATCCATAATTCCATCCTATCACCAGATTCAATATTCCCAGACAATGAGCCTACAGCAACATAAGAACCTGAACCGTTAATATATTCATAAATAGTTAAATCATTTTCAATAGATATTGAAATCCAATTATTATAATCTATATGCCATATTATAGTACCTCCATAATAATCTATCTTAGAATACATTTCGCATTTAAATGAAAAACAATTTACGTTACTCATTATTACTACTTTATCATACGAATATGGTCTTGCATTATGTAGCCCTTTCTCTCCAATCTTTTTATCAAAATATGTTACTATATATTCATTTCCTTCCAAATACATATTTGTATCATAATTACCTTCCCCATCGTTTACTATTAAAGAACTTGGTATTGTAGTATCTGATATTCTTCTTATCAAATATAATTTATTTAATATAATATAATCTAATTGACTATTGTTTTTAGTCGATACATATATTCTTACGAATGTTATATCATCCCATCCACTAGGTGAACCGTCAGTTCCAAAATCACTTTTTTTAGCACTATAAAAATTCCATCCAGTAGATAATGATATATATTTATAGTAACAATTAGAATCATCATCACCTAAACGTAAAAGTAAAGTAGTAAATACTGTACTATCTGAAACATAAAAACATAATGTAATATAATCTGATGTACTTGCACTAGCACCAGAAGGATAAGCAGTCAAATCAATAGATGTAATATTGTCGTATACACCAATACTAGATGCTGATGTTACATTACTTTGCATGGCAATACCACCGATTCCACAGATAACATCTGATGATTTTACTTGATCAAGTGACATGTCGCCATTAGTAGTAAAATCACTTATATTCTCAAAATTATGTATTTCTTTAACATTATTTTCAATTCCGTAATCCAATGCTTGTTTTAATGATGTATTGTTGTATGAGTTTAATTCTCCCATTATACCAGTTAATGCTGTTTCATTTTTATTTAAATTAACAGTAGTAAGATGAGGTGCAGAACTATTCACATATGTTACTGGTGTCCAATTTGCATAATTAGACAATATAATCACTTCCTTCTCATTTTATCTTTAAGTTTGTATTTTTAGCAGGAATCCTTGATTCTTGAACTATAATATCTTTACCATCGACTACTTTTGGTTTAAGTTCAGTATCTATTTTTTTTACGTATCCTGGTACATATTCATGTATATCTAAAACACAAATGCAATTATAACAATCTTTTGTAACTTTCTCTTTTAAGATTGATTTTTTTTGTGTATCAGGGTCAATAACTTGTACATCTGTTGATACTTCAATATTCTGTCTTTTAAAAACTAGTTTTTTTATTGTTATATCAAGACCATTTTTAACTTCATCCATTAAAGACTTCATAAAATTAACCTGTGCATTTAATTTAAAATCTTCTTTCAAATTACCATTTGCCTTTACATCTTCTGTTACTTCTATATTTGAACTTAATGTTTTCATATTACATTACCTCCTTTTTTTTTAACTTAATGTTATTACATATTCTATAAGCAATTCTTCACTTCCTGACTTAGTATATGACCATAGTACATGTGATAATAAATACCCTGTATCAACTGTTCCACTAGCGGTAGAACCACCAAATATACCAACTTCTTCAATACTACCTACATAATCTGTGGTTGTTATATAAAATGATGCATTAACTGTAGTAGTTAATGCGTTGTCTATAGCTACATATGGCATCCTGAATACTTCTGCACCAAGTACAGAATCAGTAGCCGTAACTGCTGTATTATCTGTACCTATAGCACAGTATTTAATTTCATAATATAAACTTAATGAATATCCTAAAAATGCTCTAGCTATTCTATAATGTACATCAGTCATAACAAGATTATGTTTTTCATCAATCTGTTTCTTCTTCCCGTTTTTTATAGAATAAAAATTATATACACCATCTATTTTACATGTTTCAATAGATTTGGGTTTTATTATTCTCTGATGTTTCTTAAGTAATCTTCTTTTTATAATATACAAATTAATCCCCCTAATCATTTACAGTATCAGTATCGGTTATAGTACTTGGATATAAATCTACTGCAGGATATAAGTCCGTTGCAGGTGTAAGTGGAGTTATTTCATAAAATGTATATTCACCCACCTGTGATATTGTTTCATATACATCATGTACATATACTACTATTTCATCAGTATCTACACTTATTTTTGTCGCTTCAATTATATTCTTAAAAAAATCTTCCCACCCACCAGTGTTAGGACTATCTAAAATTTCATAATCATACGTTATTGCATTAACACTTCTAGGGGTCCATGTACAACTTTTTATTAAAAAGTATTCATATACAGTTCTCAAATCACTCATATTTACTAATACTTGCTCACCTGGTTCATATGTTTTACTATACATTCTATAAGTAAATGTATCTGCCGTATTGGCGTATTTCTCAAGAAGATTATTACCATAAAGTAAAGCATCCGTCAAATTTTCTATTTTACTATTGTATTCATAAGCATCATAATAACCCCTAGACGATATTTCATTTGTATCATGTGTAACAATGATTAATGGTATAAGACCATAATATGTAATTCTTATTTGATCTGTAGCTGTTAATACTGATTCATTCTCATCATGCGTTAATTGAGAACTTCCGTAACTCCACCACCATTGTTTACTTTCTCCTTCATCCAATCCCCTTACACCAACATCTTGTACTACCCATCCACTACCGGTATTAACCTCAACCAAAGGTTCTAGACCTATTTTATATTTAACAAAAAATTCTCTGTTACTGGAATTAGGTGTTGGAGTAGGAGTCTTTTGAGTCTGGATAATAGATAATCTATCTGGACCTTTTACATATTGCCTGTTCCTATAATTTTCCATTGTTCGTTTTCTTCTAAAATCATTTATAATACTTGTCAATGATGAATCAACAATAGGAGTACTTGATATAGAATATCCTATAATTTGAAAAGATAATTGTTTATTCTTATCTACATTCCAAATATAGTTACCAAAACTTTTTAAATGATTTAAAGCAGAATGGCCATATACATATGAAAAAGGTACTTTATTTATAATAGTTGTAGGTGTTATTGTACCTGCTGTAATACCATAACTTGCGAAGAAATTATCTATTAAATATGTTACCATTTCAGTTATAGTATAATTACTAAATCCTTTTACAATTAAAATTCTTTCCACTAATTCATTATAATCTGTAGCAACAACATTATATTCTAATCTTCCTACACCTGGTGAATAATCATCTAAATCCTTTATATATCCTCCCCATAAAAAAGTAGTATCTTCATAGAATGTAACTTCTGTACCAGCGTCAATTGTTGCACCATTTAAATCTTTAATGTTGAATGAAAAAGTTGATTTAGCACCAACACTTTCATTAACAGACCATGTATTTTGTTCAATTTGTACTTCTGTACCTGTATCTTTATTTCCACCAAGATATACATGTCTTATACCCATTATTTAACCTCCTTTGTGAGTTAGAACACCTAAATCATTCAATTCTTTTATTAATTGTTTTCCAACTGCTTTACCATTAGTCATAGAATCAGCATAAACATTTAATACAATAGCATTACTTGATGATACATTACCTGTTGTAGCTGTTGCTATACCAGGTATACCTTTGCTAATCCCATTTGCCATACCTGATAAACCTGCTGATATATTACTAGATGCCATATTAGCGGCATTAGCAAGTTTTTTCTTATATTCTTTAAAACCATTTAGCATCATATTCATTAAATTAGGAATCCATTTATCACTATCTTTACCTGCACCCTCTTTAGTTGGAGAAGTCCATCCCAAATAATTTTTAACAGTAGAAGATATTGAACTTACAGTATTTTTAACAGATTGTATTTTACTCTTTATTCCATTTATAAGACTTTGTATCAAGTTTTTACCTGCATTATATAGACTAAAATTTAAAATACTTTTAGCACTAGTTTTTAAACCTGTGAAAACTGTTTTGATTGAATTTACTTTATCATTT